CACAGAATGGCATAATCTTTTGAAAGTGGCATTGCAAATTCCAATATTCTGGAGGACTCTCATAAAATAGATTATGTATTTTACTACCAAACATATCAAAGAACCTTGAGTTCTCAACATAGATTTGTTTAGTTCTTGTACCTGGCCAGTTACCAGTATTAGGATTATAATATTGCATGCCCTCTGCCATCTCTACGACAGCATCAGGATCGTCAAAGAAATTATCAACGATTGTCACAGGATAGGTCATTTAATTTTTATCTGCACGTTCTCCTTAATTGTATTATAGTCTGAGGAACCTGACTTGTCATCTGTATGGAAGGCAACCTCGTAACCAGACTTGTCTAGTATCTTATTCTTAATTTCCAACTGACGTTTTTCTTTTTGTATTCTACGTAGAAACGCATAATATATTATCTGAGTAAAATAAGCAAAGGGGTTCTTAGATTTTTCTGGGTTAAAGTTTTCTATGTATTGCACACAGTTTTCAATGCCATCACATATCATATCCTCTCGGAACATGTAATTGACAAAGTTTGGTTTGTATGATAGATGTGTAGCAATCTTTAAAAAACATTCTCCAATGTAATTGCTGATCTGCGGACGCTGTTCACCCGCTTCCTTTGCAGCAAGACATTTCGCTTTGAATACAACAAGTGCTTCTAAGAATTCTTTATTGTTTACATAATGCTCCGATACAACTCTTTTACGTTTCATGTATTTTGTACGTTATGTTTATATTTTATAACAAAAAAACCCTGCTGTCAAGCGGGGGGTTGACAAGATGTCAAAAAAGCATTACACTATGAGTGTGCGAATTCAAGGGACATTTAAGAACCTTTTTTAAAGATCTTATCAAGTTTGATACGAGCTTCATCAACGGTAGAGATTTTACCCTTAGCGTCAGTTATAAAGTCACTGTTCAATTTCCTTAGAGACATGTGGTAAAAGATTGCCACCTCTTCAGTTACTTCAACGATTGTAATGATATGTTCTTTGGGAATAACAAACTGTTCTTCTCTTGAGAACTTCATCCAAGGTTGTACTTTTGCACCCGCCTGTTTGTTTGGCATTATAACTTCTTCTACTTCTATTGGGTTCTCTACAATGATATAGTCTCCGTTCTCATCATGAACAGATGTCACCATAGAGAGTAGTTCCTCTCCCGATACCAGTTTGATTGCTGCTAGAAATTCTACTTTATCCATTGTTCTCTCTGATTGGGACATCAATGAATTCATAATCAAAGTTTTCTTCATTATATATTTTAACTCTTTCAACTAGATGATTTAGTGTGTAATTGTTCTTGCGACCTTTAGACATATCATCTGCTATGTCATAAAGAGTTGCTTTTGTTTTGTTTGTGCTAGTTCTAAGAACCCTACCAATTGATTGTAAGTTTCTTATCTTGCTTTTACTAGGCGATGCAAAGACAACATTATGTAAATTCCTAATATTAATACCAGTGCTGAAAGTCCCATAAGACGCCACTATAATTGAATCAGTTGTAGTCTCGGCAATCTGTCTTGCCTTCTCACGATCCTCAGTATCTATACCACCATGGACGAGGAAGACATTACGGTTATCCCCTACCTTGCTATTTATCAACTCAAAAAGTGGCATACCATGCCGTTCAACGTAGTTGAACAGGACGAGTGTNTTACCAGATAGNTCACAAACTAGGTTACGTATGAACTTATTTCTTTGCTGATGCTCTACAAGATAGTCCATCTCCTCTTGGTAGGTATCAAATGGTTTTATCTTATGCTTTAGTATTAATACTTTTATCTGAAATTTAGAAAGGTGCCCATCCTTAATAAGTTTTTCTGTCTTAGTAACCTTATTGACTGTGCCAAATACACCTTCGAGCACTAAGCGATTTGTTTCTGTACCATCAAGCGTACCTGTAAAACCAACGCGGTATTTACAGTCATACAATTTATTCATGATACTGGTCAAAGACTTTGCTTTGAATAGATGTGCTTCGTCACCTATGATAGCACCGAAGTCCTCAAAGAACTGTCTTGGTAGTTTGTATACTGACTGCCATGTGGTTATTGTCACATCCTTGTCAGTAGCGGGTTCTATACCACCACGGACTCTATGGCAATGAGTCTTTACATCCCATCCATAGTCCTTGAAGTCCTTGTACATCTGTTCTACCAGAGATGTAGTAGGAACTACTATAAGTGTTTTTAAATTTTTGAGTGTCCAGAATCTAGTGAGTGCATAGATCATTAAGGACTTACCAGAACCAGTGGGAGACAGTAATAGTTTTCTTTTGTGTCTGAGTGCTTCGTATATTCCCTTGTACTGATAGTCTCTGACCTTATGCGGTAGGTTGAGAGTCTCTATGTAATCTCCTATTCCTTGAGGGGTAACGAATTCATCCATCTCTGATGGAAGACCATAGTATTCATTGTCTCTATGGATAACCTCGTATCCTTTCTCTTCGCAAAATGCAATAATGTAAGGTAGAAGACCAACATATATCTCACCTGTAGCAGGACTGAAGAGTTTGATTTTTCCATCCCAATACCTCTTTTTGTAAGCTGACATGAACTTCGCAGCTGGCACCTCAAAGGTAAATTGGTCTGCTAACTCATGCTGTACATGAGGTTCGCATTGAACTGTCAAATAAACTTCATTCTTTTTCTGAATGAATACATTAGATTTCATATCCTTTAAGGAACTTGGCGAACTCAACCGCATTCTTTATATGGAAAGAACGGTTGTTAATTGCCGAGAGAATGGTCTTGATTGCTTCGACCATCTGGTTTAAATACTTTGCCTTAAGGACACTCTTTTGATATTCTTGATCTGCTTCCAGATATATTGCTACATCTGTCTTGATCAGTTTCATTGGAAAAGGTTTTTCCGATTTCCCTGTATAGTATTCCCACCTGTCACGGTAAGTACGCTTCACTTCTAACTCTGCCTGATCTCTGAGAGTGACAAAGTTATTGTAAAGTCTTAAATATTTAGCATGTAATTTGGGTATGGATAACGAGTCGTGGTCTAGTTTTTCATCATCTAAAGGAGAATCTTTCTCCCACATATCATTCAAAGTTTCTAGATTCATACTTTAATCTGATCTTTATCCGTAATCTCGTAGATAGTATATTTAAAATTAACTTCTGCTGTAAAGTAATTAATGTCTGTTGCTGATGCATCAAACTCTAGAGTAGTTAAACTCGTAGGAAATATGTTAAAGAAATTAACTGTAGCAATACTGTTGTAATTACTGTTTAATACTAATAGTCTAGCATCTGACATGGTTTTTGTAAAGTCAGTATCCCTACCTTTCTCATCTACAGCATCAATATATTTCTGAAAATCTCCTGTGTTCATGGGGTTAGTGAGACCCTTCAACCATTTGTATATCTCAAAGTAGTTGTCTAGGTCTTCATTAACTAAGAATCTCAAGTTAAGATCACCAAAGGTCATCTTATCACCTGGCACAGTATAGTCTTTGACAGGTGTACTAATTTCTCTTACACCAATACTTACCTCTGGTATAGAGGCAGATTGACAAAAGTAGTCCACGTTAGGTGTCCTACTCATTATAAACTTAAATCCAACAGGGGATAAAAAGTTTTTATTCTTTGGTGCAAATTGTGCCATTAGCAGTTCTTGTTTAAATCTTCAGCCATGTTACCACCGATGTTAGCACCCTGTTCTCCACCGAACATTGCTACCCAACCAGCTGCAACCCAACCCACAAAGGGAATAGAGGAAAGAGTAGGAGCAGCAGCAGCACCAACGCTAGTCCCAACCAGTCTCCCAGTTCCTTCTGCACTCCCAACTGCCTTGATACAGGCAAGGTCTTTCTGTGACAGTTCTGGGTTATTCTTGACAAATGTGTCAAGGTCTGCAATCCATGATCTTGAATTAGATACTGGTGCACCTTGGTTGATCTGTCCATCCATAAAGTATTCTTCTACTACCTTAGTAGTTTCATTTGCAAGTCCTAAGAAACCACCCTTCTCTTTGATGTCCTTAGTTATGTACGCTGTCTTGGGATCGTTTGCAGTATAACTGATTTTATATCCCTCTTTGTCTGCTGACACTACGTATGAAGTATAAGGACCTACAGGTATGTCTAGATCAGGTAACTTACCATCCTTTCTGTTGGCAATCATGCCAATCATACCAATGTGTGATACACCTATTACTACTCCTATTGTAGCAGCAAACCATTTTATCGGTGTCATGATAAAAGATTATATCTGTTTATATTTAGTCGCATTAAAAAGGGGAGGTTTTACCCTCCCCGAATCGTGATGATAAAGGATTGGTTCATGACCTTTCCCCCGAACTCTATATAATTATTTACTAAAAAATTTATACCTAGTCGGTCATTTACTTAACAAAAAGAAATGCCTAGTCCCAATTGACTCTCCAAGACTTAATCTTAAAAGGATCTAGGACTACCCACTTTGCATAGTGAACACCACGGTAACACAGAAAAGCAAAGACCCTCTCTGGATCATGTTTTTCTGGATCGTATTCTGGAACTTCGTATTCGTCCCATGTGAATTCTATCTTCATCGTCTTAGCCTCCTGTAACATTATTTATTGTTAGGAGTCCTTGACATGAAAAAACCTCGGAGAGGCGAAGGATAGCATCACGAGGTTT